CCCGGAGCTTCATACCGACACCAGCCGTGCCGGTGTCTGCGTTGTAGGTGCCCTGCACCGTCTGAGTGCGCAGGATCACCTGCCCCGCCTGGGACGAGTAGCCCATGGCTTACTTCTCCTTCGACTCAGGGGTCGCCGTAGCCTCGGCAGCAAGACGCTCAGCCTCAGCCTTGTTCGCGGCCTGCGCTGCGGCATTCGCAGCCACGCCATCCTTCTGAGCCTGTGCAAGTCGCACCTGCTCACGCGCCGCCTCGATCGGGCTAGCAGCGCCAGCCTTCACGGTAGCGACCTTCGCCGCTTCCTTCTCGGAAGCAAGCTCGGCCTCGAGACGAGCCTTCTCGGCATCGAGCTGAGACATGGTGATGTCGTTCACGGTCGCCGCCTCAGCGGCAACTCGCTTCGCCCTCTGAGCAGCAACCTGCTCGCGCAGCTTCTGGACCTCGTCGGCTCGCGCCTGAACGTCCTCGTCTGAAGTAGGCACTAGAGGTTCTCCGTTTCCAGCCAGACTTCCAAGGTGGACAGATAGAGGAACGAGCCACTGATTTCGTTACTGAAGTAACGTTGCGTCCGAACGCTCCATCGCTTCAGAACTTCAGTCTCACCGTTCACGGTTACGCTAAGACCGCGCAACCCTACACGGAGGGCATCGTCCCGGTACAGCATGGATCGAATCAACTTCGACAGGACGGAATGGGTCGCGAGTCCTCTCTCAGGATCCATGTCCTTGACGAAAGCCTGGATTCCCAGGTAGTACTGTTCTACCGTGGCCTCGCTAGGCCCAGGTGGATGACCCCTCATCTCGAAGGATTCAAGATCAGGTTGCCACTGCGTAGCAAAGACTCCAACTGACTGCGTTGGATCCAAGTTATTCAGTGGACGCTTGAATACCTGAAGATCGAGATCAATAAGTTGAGCGTGTAGAGAAAGCAACTCAACGACATTGTTCGGAAAGACAGGCGTTGTACTGTCGATCATGGGGAAGGCACCCGGCCTCTCCCCTCGACGTGGTAAGCAAGGGCCTCTAGGATGAAGGCCATATCAGTCTCGCCCATACCAAGCACAGGACGAGCAGGAGTAGGAGGACTAGCCAGACCACGCTGAGCGGCTTCCATCTTTTGCTTGAGCTTGCCACTCGCCGGCGAGCCGGGAGTAGTGTAGAGCGCTCCGGTTGCAGTTGCAACGACCGATGGAGTCGCATCTACGATGTACCGTTCAAGCTCTGTCGTGCGAACGTTAATCGGGTGCGCTGGGCCGTATCCAAGTTGACTGCGAATCTGCTGAGTAGCGAATGACAGCGGAGCCCACGATCCGACAACTTCATCACCTTCATTAGCGAAGCGTGACTGTGCTCGCTGACGAAACCAGGCATCAACCGTTCCGCCGAGAAATGCTACGATAGCGACAGGATTAAGAGCTGTGTCGAGCCTATGCAGCATGGCCTGGACGCCCTTATCATCACCGATGATAAGTACGTCAACGAATCCCGGCATTAGTACACCAGCCTGCCATCATCGACAGGGAAGTACTCCCAATAGATGTAGTTGGGATTCGCGATTCTGTCGTAGAAGGCTTCTACGTTCGACTCGGGATCCTTGTTGATGATGATCGGCCCAGCGTAGGGAGGACTAGTTGGGTCAAGAGGAGGAATATCAGGAAGAATAAGATCTCCGCTTACGATGGAGTCGAGTGCTGCAGTCGCCTCATCAATAAGGCGCTTGCCGTAAGCGTTGAGCGTGGTGTCCTCGCCAGGCGTAGCCACAGCAAGAATCAAGCGACCAGTCGCAAGAAAGTTATTGATGCGCTTGAGAAGAAGAACGACGGGCCGTGGTGCAGTATTGGTGTTCACAGGTGTTTCGTATGCGAAACCAATCTTGCTATCAATCTCATCAGCCGCGTCCTGAACGAACTTCTGAGGATCCAGCCCGGCAGGGGTAGGAATATTGCCCGTCAGAAGGTCAGCGACAAGACTGTAGGTTGCCACGGCCCGCCATTCTTCTTGTGTTACTCGTTGCTGCTAGTGCTCTTGGTAGCCGCAGCCTTCTTGGCAGGCTGACGGGCCGGCGTCTCGCCAGACTCGCGAGCTGCTGCATCCTTCTCGGCCTGCGCGTGGACCTTCTCGCGATCCACAACCTCAGGAACCCAGTCCTCGCCCGACGTGGCCGAGTAGACCAGCTCGCGAGTACTGCCGCCGCCCTCTGTCTGCTCGCCCTCTGGAGTCGAACTCGTGCTCACCGCACCGAAGCCAAGAGCCTCTTCCTCGGCGCGCTGCTGCGGTCCACCATCGGCACGGAGAGGCTTCTCCGTCTCGTTGGCATAGTTCATGTACTCAGGCGACACGCCGACGTAAGCCGAAGTGTCGTTGTCCTCGAGCGCGTAAGGTGCGTACACCTTGTTGGGGTTGAGAACCGGGTCATCCGAGTCAGGGTCAAACGCCCCACCGAGGACAGCGCCGTTCGGCTTGCCCTCGTCAGCCGCCTTCTGTCGAGCCTCGAGATCCTGAACACTCGTAGGCTGCACGTAGACGGCCTCCTCCTTGTCCTTCTCCGCCATCTCTTTTCTCCTTGTTCGTCAGGCGGTTGGTGGGGAAGCTGACCCGTAAAGGCCAGCCTCCCCTCTGGCGAGGTCCGTCAGAGAACCGTCATGGTGTACGTGTACTCCATGTACGGGAAGACGGGGAAGGCCTTGATGCCCGAACCGCGAGTGTGCTGCCACGGGTCGCGCTTCTCGTCCTCCCACTCGTAGTACCCACTCGACCAGTTGCCCTCCGGGTGGGGAGCGGTCAGCGTCTTGGCGAAGCCGATGTCAGTGTCATCGATCTCACCCAGATCCGCCGGGTCAGGCAGGAAGTAGATCTTGTTGTCCGAGGTGAATCGGTTGTTCGTCCAGGTGCCCGAACCGATCGGCCGCGTACGGTAGACCGAGTCGTAAACCTGGAGCGTGACACCAGTCGCACGCTCGACCACGGCCTGCGCCGCGTCCGGACCCCAGCCATCAATCAGGTAGTTGGGGTCGATCTTCGTGCCACCGGAAGCGACAACCAGACCAGTGCGAGCAACGAAGCGGTCCGACTTCCACATCGCATTCAGAACGCGGCGGGAGGTGATGCCTCGCTTGAGCCTGACACCATAAGTGTTAAACATGGTGTCGTTCATGGTGTTGATGTCGCCGATCGGGTCGAAAGTCGTGGTGTTCCACAGACCCGAAGTAGGCGCCTGGTTCAGCTGCCCAGCCGGACGACCGTAGTTGACGGTGAACTTGATCTTACCGTCGTTGTAGATGATCGTGCCATTCTCGATGGCCTGCATGATCATCCACTCGATCCGGTTGTCGAGCTTCCGTCGGCGCAGTGCATCGTGACGCGCAATACGCTTCTCGAAGTCCTCGGCAGTCCGCCCGACGAAGTTCAGCGGAAGGCTGCCCGTGTCAACGCCCTGAAGCTGCTGGGAGAGGAACACGGCCTCCCGGTAGCGAGTGACATCAGACGCGGTGTACAGGTCCTTCAGCGACCAGTCGATGACCGCCGCACGGCCCTGGCCGTAGAGCAGGTCATCCTTCTGCGCCAGCTCAGCTTCTGCGTCCTCGGCACGAGCCGGGGCGAGTCCATCGGACGCCCCCGTCAGGTACTGGAAGATCACGTCGTCGGCGGCGACCTCGAGGAACGGCGCGAACTGCAGACCGATGTGGGTCTGCGGCGGCTCGATGTCGCGGACGAAGCCGAGCTGCACCTCCTTGCGGATCAGGCGGTCCTGCCCGATGGGGGAGGCGAAGTCCGACAACCCCAGGGCCTTGCTGAAGAGTCCGGTGGACATCTCTACTTCCCCTTCTACTTGAACATGATGTCGAGGCCCTTGAGGCCTCGCATCGCGTCTGCGGTGGTGTTGGACAGCGGAACGCGGACGCCGGAGGCGTCTCGTTCCGTGCACCAAGCCTGGACTGCGGTGCACTCGTAGGCCACCGACACCTGCTCGTCGTGCTCCATGAGCTGCCACGGGAGGAACGTGTCCTCGAGGCCGACGATGTTGGCG